TCAGCGCGAGTCGCTGATCAGCAGTTCCCTGGCCCGGGGTGCCTTGCCGTTGCGGGCGACGGTGTAGGCCAGGTCGACCTCCTGCATCTGGAATCGCGCGAAGATCTTCCGGATCTCCGGCCGGTCGTTGATCGACAGCAGAAAGCGCCCCTGTAGCGTGGCCAGCAGCTCCGCCAGGCGCTCGAAGTCCTGCCTCGCGAACACCCCATCCCCATAGTCCTCCTCGCAGCCGAAATAGGGCGGGTCGAGGTAGACCAGGGTGCCGGGCCGGTCGTAGCGGCGGATCGCCTCGGCGTAGGGCAGATGCTCGATGACCACGCCGGCCAGGCGCTCATGGATCGCTTCCAGCGCCGGGCCGAGCTTGGTGACATCGAAGCGTCCCGAACTGGTCGGAGACACCCCGAAGTTCCGGCCCTCCACCTTCCCGCCAAAGGCCAGCCGTTGGAGGTACAGAAACCGCGCCGCCCGCTCGAGGTCGGTCAGGGTGCTGGGGTTGGCAGCGCGCAGCCGGTCGAATTCGGCCCGGCCGGTGAGCTGCCAGCGCAGGCAGTCCATCAGCGGGACGTAGTGGCGCTGGAGGATCCGAAAGAGGTTGGCGACGTCGGTGCTGATGTCGTTGATCACCTCAGCCCGGGCGCGGAAGGGTCGCCGCAGGAAGATCCCACCCATCCCGATGAAGGGCTCCAGGTAGGTGACGTGGGGGATGGCGGCGATGCGGTCGATGACCCTGCGGGCGAGGTTGCGCTTGCCGCCGAGGTAGGCGGCGGGCGGGTCGACCGGGGTGACCGGGATATGACTCGACTCCATGTTCGCTTTTCGTTCTAGTAACCCCCGCCTCCCATCGGAGGCGGCGGGGCGGTTCATCCGTGCATGGTCCTCGGCCATGCGGTTCGGGCAGCTGCAACTGCCTGACCCCCGTGCCCTGGTCGGTGCGGGAGACGGAGAGGGTGATGAAGGAGCCGACGTCCGCCGCAGTCCCCAGCTGGCTGCTCCCTGCCTGGCCGCGTCTGGTCGCCAGCCGGGATGCGGCGCTGGCCGCCGGCGCGCCGGTTGAGCAGGCGCTGGGCGCGGCGCGAGCGACGGCGGCCGAGATCCTATCGCCGGCGCTGCCGGCCTATGTGCTGCGGGAAGCGATGCTGATCCTGGCCGCCGAGATGGCCGAGCGAGGCGCGCCATGAGGCTGTTTCGCCTGCGGCCGTGGCCGGAGATGCTGTGGCATGCCGACTGGATGGCGACGTCGCATCTGGGGGAGTGCCTGGTCAGCGCCCGGGATGAGGCGGAGGCGCGGCGCCTGGCGCGGGTGCTTTTCACCCGGCCGGGCATGGTGCCCTATGACGCCGATCCCTGGGGGCGGGGCGACCTGGTTGAGGTGGCGACCGCGCTCCGCGCCCTGCCGCTGCCGCGCGGCGTGGTGGTGGCGCTGCCACGGCCGGCGGCCGCGCCATAGCCGGGACCTGGTGGCATTGCGCCGCGCATGGGGACCAATCGTCTGGATGGCCGCCCCTCGCCGACATCGCCGCTTTGGCATGCCGAGGATGCGACGCTGGTTCTGGCCTGCGCCTGCGGGCGGCAGGAGAATCTGCGGGTCCGCGACCTGTTCCGGGGTCAGCATCGGGATGAGGTGCTGTGGCGCCTGGTCTCCCGCCTGCGCTGCGGTTGCGGTGCCCGGCCGCGGGCGCTGGATGTCTCCACCACCCTGACGCCGACCCGCTATGCCTGGGCCGAGCGGATGACAGTCGAGCAGGCGGCGCGGAACGGGCTGCGGCTGCGGCCCTGCTGCCTGCAATGCGGCCATCTGGGCGCGGAGATTGCGGCGCAGAGCCTGGTGGGCCGCCATGGTAGCCGGACCCTGATGCAGATCAGCAAGCGCCTGCGCTGCCAAAGCTGCGATCGGGTGGGGCATGTGGGGGTGCACAGCTACCCGGCGGGCATGCCGTTTCGCCCGGCCCAGCCGCGCTTGCCGATCCAGGCGCCGCCGCCCTCACCAGCCGCAGAGGCGTCGCCCGGTCTGGTTATGGGCGAGGATGGCGCGGGCGGTGGGGTCGGTCAGGCTGTCGGCGCGGCTGACCAGGATGGGCCGCCAGGTGCCGCAGGGGTCAGTCCCGCCGCCAGTCCCGGAGCAGCCGCTCAGCAGCAGCAGGGTCCCGAGCCACATCACGATCCACCGCATCCCGGACCTCCCGTCTGTTGAGTGCGCGCTGCGCCTGGTCCAGCGCCACATCGCGCCGCGCCTGGCGCCGGCCGGCGAGGTAGGCGCCGGCGATCGCCGCCAGCACCGCCGCGGCGATGGCCACCCAGCCCTGCATCCGGCCCCAGAGGCCGGCGAGGATCCCGATCACGCCAGCGCCTCGGGGCGATCGCGGCGGCGGGACAGAATGACCGAGAGAGCGATGACGGCCACCGCCACGATCAGCGCCACGCCGGTCCATTGCGGCAGGCCGCCCAGCGAGGAGATGACCGAGGCCGCCGGCGCGGCCACGGCGACGGCGGTGGCGACGGAGCTGGCGCCGCGCCCGGTGCCGGTGGCGGCGGCCTCCAGCACGGTGGCCACCGGCCGGACGATGCCGGCGCGGCGCAGGCCCTCATCGATGACGGCGCCGGCGTAGGGCTGGCCGCCGAGCTCGTGGCGGATGATCGCCTCGACCATCGGCCGCATGGCCTCGTAGCGCTGCAGGTCGATGACCGCGTCGGGATCCACGCCCAGCGCCGCGGCGACGCCGCGGACATAGGCGCCGGTGTCGTTCTCCTTGGGCGGGGCCCAGCGGTTGATGATGCCGCGGACGGTGCGCAGGCCGTGGCGGTCCTGATAGGTGGTCAGCAGCACAGCCAGGGCGCGGATGCCGTATTCGTGGCTCTCGAAGACGGCAAAGCGGGCGCGGCCGCCATGCCGCGGCGCGGGCTCGATGCCGACCTGGCCCTGCCATTTGTTGGCCTCGACGTAGTCGATATTGCCGGGGTTGCGATTGCGGAATCCGCGCGTCTGCTCGAGGTTCTTCTGCGTCATGGCGTTCTCACGGGTTGGGAAGGATGCGGGCGATAAAGGCGCCGATGGCGCCGGCGGCGGTGACCATGGTGGAGACGCCGATCCAGCCGCCCTTGGCCTTGGCGAGGGTGTCGCGCATTTCCGCGACCTGTTCGGCGACGCTGGCCAGCGATCGCTCGACGCGGTCCATCTGCTGCTGGAGGTGGCGGACATTGCTTTCCAGCGCGCCGAAGTCGCGCGGGCTGATGCTGTCGGGGGGCATGGTTTCGGCGTCCTTCACGGCACGCGGGCGGCGATGGAGGAGTATTCGGCGGCATAGGCGCTGCGCCATTTGGTGGCGGCGCTGAGCAGCCTGGGCGTGCTGTAGCTGGCGTCGGTCAGATCGGCGCGGCCGAGCTTTTTCGATTGGTTGCTGCCCCAGCCCCAGAGCGTGCCGTCCTGCGCCACGGCGAGGGTGTGGTTCAGCGCGCAATGCACCCAGCGCCATTCGGTGATGGTGAGGCCGCCATCATCGCCGACGACCTGGGTCAGCGTGTCGGTGTTGCTGGTGGTGCCGATGCCGAGCTCGCCGGCGGTGTTCTGACCGCAGGCCCAGAGGGTGCCGTCATTGCGCAGCAGGAAGGTGGAATACTCGCCGCAGAAGACATTGACCCAGAAGGCGCCGGCGGCGTTGGGGGCGACGATGGCGGGCAGCAGGCTGCTGACGCCGGGTCCGCGCTGGCCGGAGCTGGCCAGGCCCCACATCCAGACATTGCCGTCCTCGTGGAAGCCGGCGCCGTTATAGGCGCCGACGCTGGCATAGCGCCAAGGCCCGGCGGGGGAGACCTTCTTGCAGTAGCGGTCCTGGGTGTAGCCCTGGGTAATGATGCCGCCATTCTCCTCCGGAGATCCGCGGCCGAGCTGCATCGAGCCGTTATTGCCCCAGGTCCAGAGATCGCCCTGATCGTCGAGGCCGGCGACCCAGCGATGGCCGACCCACATATCGACAAAGCGGATGGCCTGGCTGCGATAGGGCGCGTCAGTGAGGGCGGTGTTGTAGGGGGTGCTGCGCGTGCCGGTATTGGTGCCGTCATTGAGCTGGGCGGCGATGTCGTTGCGGCCGAAGGTCCAGATGTTCCCGTCGCGATCGAGGGCGGCGGAGAATTCCGAGCCGACGCCGACTTTGCGCCAATGGGTGGCGCTGCCGATCTGGGTCAGGGCGCGGCGCAGGGTGGTGTCGCCCTGGCCGAGCTGGCCGAAGGAGTTGTCGCCCGCGGCCCAGATGGTGCCGTCGGCGCGCAGTGCCATCATGTGCCGGCCGTAGAGGGCGAACTGGGTCCATTTCTGCGGCGTGGCCCAGGGTGCGAGGGGCAGCTGGAAGGCGTTGAAGTACTGGTCGGCGCCGGCGCCGCCGGCGCCGGTCTCGCCCCAGGAGTTCTGGCCGGCGACGTACCAGTTCATGTCGGGCTCGATGCCGCCGAAGAAGGCGCGACGGATGAGCATCAGCGCATCACCTTGCCAAAGAGGGTGGTGCCGCCATTGCCGGTCCAGATGAGGATCCAGTCGGTGTCGACGTTGTTGAGGACGATGTTCGTGCTGCCGAAGACGGTGGTGTAGCTGCCGTCGGGGCGGAGCCATTTGATGGTGGGCCAGGTGACGATGTGGCTGCCGCCGTTGACGAGCTCGATGAGGAGTTCACCGAAGCCCGCGGGCCATCCGGTGAAGGCGACGGTGAGTGCGCCGCCAACGGTGAGTTTCTGGTGCCCCGCGGCGCCGACATCGAAAGTCTGGGTGGAGCCGGCGGCGCCGGTGCCCTTGTTGAGGGAGGAGAGGCCGCCGGCGGAGAGGGTGGTGGCGGAGAGCGAGAGGCCGTTGCCGATCTGCAGCTCCTCGAGGGCGCCACTGGTGCCGGAGCCGCGGCCGAGCAGGCGTTGGGAGGCGGCGGTGAGGCCGGAGGCGGTGGCCGCGCCGGTTGCGGCCTTGCCGGCGAGGGCGGTGGCGAGGCCGGAGACATCGGCGATGGCGTGGCCATGGCCGGTGGCGGACTTGCCGTCGAGGGCCGCCTGAAGGCTGGTGACCTGGGCGATGCTGTGGCTGTGGCTGCTGGGGGCTTTGCCGTCGAGCGTGCTTTGCAGGCCGGTCACATCGGCAATGGCGTGGCCGTGGCTGGCAGCGGCCTTGCCGGCGAGGGCGGCGGAGAGGCCGGTGACGTCGCTGATCTCGTGGCTATGCGGGCCGCCGCTGCCGCCACCCTCGGCATTCAGGGTGCTGCCGTCGAGGGTGAGGCCGGTGCCGAGGGTGAGTTCCTGCACGGCACCGCCGCCGCTGCTACTGCGGCCGAGCAGGCGGCCGGGGGCGGAGACGGTCAGGCCGGAGCTACTGGCGGGGCCGGGCGCGATCTTGCCGTCGAGCGCGGTTTGCAGGCCGGAGACCTCGGCGATGGCATGGCCGTGGCCCGCGGCAGACTTGGCGTCCAGGGCGGCTTGCAGCCCTGTGGTGTCGCTGATGGCGTGGCCGTGGCTGGTGGCGGCCTTGCCGGCGAGGGCGGTGGAGAGGCCGGAAACATCGGCGATCTCGTGGCTGTGGCTGGTGGCGGCCTTGCCGGCGAGGGCGGCAGTGAGGCCGGTGACGTCGGCGATGTCATGGCTATGCGGCCCGGCGCCGGTGGCAGCGTTCAGGGTGCTGCCGTCGAGGGTGAGGCCGGTGCCGAGGGTGAGTTCCTGCACGGCACCGCCGCCGCTGCTGCTGCGGCCGAGCAGGCGGCCGGGGGCGGAGACGGTGAGGCCGGAGCTGCTGGCCGGGCCGGGCGCGATCTTGCTGTCGAGGGCGGTCTGGAGCCCGGAGACATCGGCGATGGCGTGGCCATGGCTGGTCGGGGCCTTACCGGCGAGGGCGGCGGAGAGGCCAGTGACGTCGGCGATATCGTGGCTGTGCGGGCCGGCACCGGCGGCGGCGTTCAGCGTGCTGCCGTCGAGGGTGAGGCCGGTGCCCAGCGCCAGCTCCTGCACGGGGCCGCCGCCGGCGCTGCTGCGGCCGAGCAGCCGAGCCGTGGTGGAGAGGGTGAGGCCAGAGGTGGTTGCCGCGCCGGCCGCAGCCTTGCCGTCCAGCACCGCCTGAAGCCCTGCGGTATCGGCAATGGCATGGCCATGTCCGGCGAGGGCTTTGCTGTCGAGCGCAACCTGAAGGCCCGTGGTCTCGGCGATGGCGTGACCGTGGCTGATCGGTGCCTTACCGGCCAGGACGGTGGACAGGCCGGTGACATCGGCGATCTCGTGGCTGTGGCTGGTCGACGCCTTGCCGGCCAGGGCGGCGGCGAGGCCGGTGACGTCGGCGATGTCGTGGCTATGCGGGCCGGCTCCAGTCGCGGCGTTCAGCGTGCTGCCGTCGAGGGTGAGGCCCGTGCCGAGCGCCAGCTCCTGCACGGGGCCGCCGCCGGCGCCGCCGCGGCCCAGCAGCCGCCCCGTGGCCGAGACGGTGAGGCCGGAGGCAGTCGCCGCGCCGGCACCCGCCTTGCCATCCAGCACGGCCTGGAGCCCCGCCGTATCGGCGATGGCATGGCCGTGGCCAGTCGCGGCCTTGCCATCCAGCACGGCCTGCAGCCCGGCCGTGTCGGCAATGGCGTGGCTGTGGTTCAGCGGCGCCTTGCTGTCGAGCGCCGTGCCGAGACCCGTGGTGTCGGCGATGGCATGGCCGTGGTTCAGCGGTGCCTTGCTGTCCAGTGCGGCGCCGAGCCCCGTCGTGTCGGCGATGGCGTGGCCATGGCTCAGCGGCGCCTTGCCATCCAGCGCTGCGGCGAGCCCCGTCGTATCGGCGATGGCGTGGCCGTGGGCCACGGCGGCCTTGCTGTCGAGTGCGGCGCCGAGCCCAGCCGTGTCGGCGATGCTGTGCCCGTGCGCTGCGGCCGCCTTGCCGTCGAGCACGGCTTGCAGCCCCGACACATCGGCGATGGCGTGGGTATGCGGCCCGGCGCTGCCGCCGCCCGCCACGCTCAGCGTGCTGCCGTCCAGCGCCAGGCCGGTGCCGAGCGCCAGCTCCTGCACCGGGCCGCCGCCGGCGCTGCTGCGCCCCAGCAGCCGCGCCGTGGCCGAGACCGTGAGGCCGGAGGCGGTTGCCGCGCCGGCAGTCGCCTTGCCCTCCAGCGCCGCTTGCAGGCCGGTGACCTGCGCGATCGTATGGCCATGCGTGCCCTGCAAGGCCTCCTGGATCGCACTCAGCGGCGCCTGTTCCACCGCGCCGGTGTCGGGATTGGTGCCATAGACCGACAGCGCCAGCGGATTCTCCGCGACCGGCAGTTCGGTGGCGTCCTGCACCAGGACAGGGCTTTGGATCAGGGTTCCACTCACGGCATGACTCCGCCGATGGCTCGGCCGTTCGGAAGGATGAGGATGGCGCCCTGCGACGTGGCGGCCGGCACCGCCTGGGCAGGCAGCAGCACGACGGCGCCCTCGGTCAGCAGAAAGGGCCGCTGCACGATGCGGGCGATGGGCGAGATGACGACGCAGCGGGCGACAAAGCGGCCCGCCTCGGTGAGGGCCAGGCGCGCCGTGGCCTGGCCCGTGGCATCGGTGATCCGGCGCGGGGCGCGCAGTTCCAGCCCGCCAGGGGTGACGTAGGAGAGATGCGCCACCGCGCCCGGCAGCGGCGCATCGTCCAGATCGGTGACGCGGACCTCGAGGACGATGCCGCTGCCCTGCACCGCGCGCGGCACCAGGTGGTCGCTGCTGTAGACGCGCAGCGTCACCCGCACATCGGTGATGACGGGCATGTAGCCTCCGGATTGTGGATGGGCGCGCCGCAGCGCGCGAGGTCAGGCGGCCTCGGCCGCGGTGCCGTCGGCCAACAGCGTGTCGCGCTCCGCGGCGTCGATCAGGCCGGCGGCGAGCAGCGCGGTGACGCCGGCGGCGGTCTCGGCATCGTCGAGCTCGACGCGCTGGGCGGCGGCGAGGTCATCGAGCCAGACCTGGATGGAGGCGTCGCCGGCCTCCATGGCGGTGGAGGCGGCCAGGGTGATGGCGGCGCGGCGCGCCGGCGACAGGCGGCGCCGAAAGGCGAGCGCGGAGATGCGGCGGATCGGCGGCGGCGCGGGCGGCGGCGGCGGGTCCTGGGCGATGGGCACGCCGTCGGGGCCAGGCAGGATGCGCTGGCCAGCGGCCTGGGCCGCGATCAGCGCGGCGTGCTGGTCGTCGCTGAGGGCGATGGCATCGGCCGGCACGGCCTCGCCATGCAGCGCGTCCAGGTAAAAGCCGCCGGTGCTGGGAGCATAGAGATACATGCGGAGCCTCCTATCGGCCGATGGCGAGGTAGCTGCCGGTCATGGCGGTGGCGGCCTGGCGGCAGGAGAGTCCCATCATCACGCCGGTGAGGCTCGGTGCGCCGCTGTGCCAGGCATGTTCCTGCAAGCAAGCGCCGGAGACGTCATGCGCGATGCCGTAGACGCGCCAGCAGGCATTCGGAAAGGCGATCGGGAAGGTCACGAGGATGGTCGCATGCTCGGCGACGCCATCGACCAGGGCGCCCGTGGTGCCGCCAAAGCTGCCCCATTGCAGGATCAGACCGCCCGGCAGGCGCTGCCAGCCATTGGCCGCAAGGGTGCCGCCGCCGCCAAAGAGGGCGGTGCAGGCGGCGAGAACCTGGGCGTGGTTGTTCCGGTCGGGCGTGATGCCGGCGGCGAGGAGGAAGCTCATCAGCTCCTCCTGGAGGGTGTTGAATTCGGCGGCGCCAAAGATGCTGCCCAGAAGGCCGGCGCCGGGATTGCCGCTGGTGCCATAGCCTGGCGTGCCCACCGGGGCCGGTGCTGCCGGCAGCGACGGGACCTGGGTGCCGTTCGCGAGACGATACATCGCCGCTCCTACGCGTATTGAAAGATCAGGGTGGTGTGCAGCGGCGCCAGGGCGCGCATCTCGCATTCGAGGACGTCGTTGCCCCAGCTGCGGAATCGCTCGCCGAGGGTGGACTGGCCCAGCCGAAACGGGGTGATGGTGGTCAGCGGCGCCTGCACCGCCCAGGCATGCGCCCAGCTTTCGTCCTGGAGATTCCCGCCCAGGCGCATGGCGCCGAGGCGGGAGGGGCCGAATTCGCGGATGGTGATGGCGTAGCCCAGCGCGGCGGCCTGGCCGACCAGGTAGGGGATGCTCTGGCCGCCTCGGGCGGTGAGCCGTGCGACCACCTGGCCGCGGCGCTCCTGGAGGCCGGGCGCGGGACCGGCGCAGGGGTCGGGCAGGCCCAGTGCCGCCTCCCATTCGGGCAGCAACTCGAAGGCCGTGGCCGGGAAGGCATCGACCAGCAGGGCGCGGGCGCGGGCACGCAGCCGGGCGGCGCCGGCGGCGAGGCCCGAAAGCACCCGTTCCTGCGTCGTGCCGGCGTGGCGGGGCCAGACCGGGCCGCTGGGCATCAGGGCTTGCAGGGCGGCGAGGTGCTCGGCCGGGCCGCGTTCGACATCGGCCATGGTCAGGCGGGCCAGGTGATGAGGCCCAGCACCGGCAGGCGGCCGGTGGGGGCGGTGACCGGGACGAGGCCTGGCAGGGAGAACCGCTCCACCCCCGGCACGCCGTCGATCGCCGCGGCGATGGCGGAGGGGTAGATGGTGCCGCCGGGGATGCCCTCGCGGCGGAACATGCCGGTCAGGGCGGCGGTGATGGCGGCGCGGATGGCGGTGCTGTCGGCCGAGAGATCGGCGATGGTCAGATGCACCGGATGGGCGATCGGGGCCACGACATAGACCAGGGCGGTCACGGGTTGCCGCTGCCGGATGTAGTTCGCGACCAGCAGCTGGTCACCGGTGGCGGCGACGGCGCGGGGGTCCGAGGCGGCGACGCCGTCGGAGCCTTGCGGAAAGCCCGCATCGTCGGCGCGGGCATCGTCGAGCATGATATGGACGGTGACGGTGCCGGCGGCGAGGCTGGCGTCCCAGGCACGGGTGATGCCGGGGACTTCCTTGGCCCAGTCGGCATAGTCGCCGGCCGCGCCGCCTTTGGGCGGGCTGCGGTAGCGGTCCAGCATGCGCTGCCGGAAATCCTCCTCCGGCTCCTGATCGGCGCCGCCGGCGGCCGCGGTGGCCAGGGTGCCGGTGGCGAGGATGCCGCTGGCCGCGCCCATCAGGGTGACGGCGGCGCCGGCGAGCGCATTGCCGGTCGCGCCGGGTTCCTCGGCCGCGATGGGCACGGTGACTGTGCCGCCGGACCCGACCGTGCCCAGCGCCGTGGTCCGGTAGGCGATGCCATCGGCGGTGCGGCTGATGCGGGTGCCCTCGGCGAGGATGGCGCCGGGCGTGCCGCCAAAGGTCGCCGTGGCGGCGGCGGTCTCCATGTCCTTGCGAAAGATCCCGACGAGGGCGGCCCAGGCGACCAGGCGGGCGCCTGTGGCGGTGAGCGGATTGGCCTCGCGGGCGATCCAGTCGAGATAGCCGTAGAGGCCTTGCAGAAGGCCCGCCAGGACCTTGGCGAGGATGCCCAGCGGGGAGGCGCGGAGGATGGTCGTGCTGCCGCTGGCGGCGGCCATATCGGCCCGCGCCTGCCGCAGCAGGGCGGTCAGGGTGGGGCGCTCGAAGGCCATGGTCGGAGATCCCGTGTCAGATGCCCTGCCAGGCCCATTCGGCGCGCAGGGCGGCGCTGCGGTGGGGCTGGTGGATGGTGATGGCGGCGCCCATGCGGGTGGGGCTGATCCAGGTGGTGCTGACCTCGACCTTGCGGGCGATGCCGTCGTCGATCAGCCAGGCCAGGGCCTCGCGGATGTAGTCGCGGGCGAGGTTGAGGGTTTCGGGGCGGCGCTTGGCGCGGCGCAGCAGCCAGAGGCGGGAGCCGATGGGGTCCTCGCCCAGGGCATTGCCCCACCAGCCCCGGCGGTCCGTCTCGCCCTGCGGCAGCACGTCATCCGGTGCGGCGCGCGCATCGGTGAAGAGGCTGATCATAACGGCGGTTTCGAGCGCCTGGGCGGTGACGAGGTTGCCACCCTCGGTGAGCTGCCAGTCGCCCTGGGAGCGTTCAGCGTCCCAGAGGATGGCGATGTCGGTCGCGGTCATGAGGGCGGCAGGGTTTCGCTGTCGGTCTCGGTGTGGGTGTGGGCGTTGAAGCTGCGGCCGCCGATGATGACGTCCTCTGTCACGGTCAGGGCGCCCTCGATCGTCGTCATGGGGGCGTTGCGGAGCGTGATGGGCAGGCCGGCGCCGTCGATGACGATGCCGGCGCGGGTCAGGTGGATGCGCTGGCCGAGATCGTCATGGATGACGGCCTCGCCCTCCTCGATGTCGACCTGGTAGCGGCGGTCATTGGTCGCGACGATGAAGCCGGCGGCGCGGTTGCCGCCGGGGAACAGCACCACGACGTCAGCACCCGCCTTGGGGCGGGAGGCAAAGCCATAGGCTTGCAGCAGCGGGGTCTCGTCGCGGATCTCCGCGGCGTCGAAGCGCACCTGCATGCGCCGCGCGCCGCGGCCGCCGAGAGCGGTGCTGGCGACGACGCGGCCGATGGCGACCATGGACATCAGGCGCGCGTAGAGGCGGTCGAGGCCGGCCGTCATGGCAGTGGTCCCCCGCCCTGGCGCAGAGCGTCCTGTACCTGCCAGTCGAAGGGGGCGAGGTAGGCGGGCTGGGGCTGGAAGGCTTCCTGGGGCATCAGGGTGAGGCGGGCATGGGTGCCCTGGCGGCCGCGCTCGAAGCTGACCTCGGAAATCAGCCACTCCACATCGGGTAGTTTCAGCGATGGCAGCTGCACCCGCGCCAGGCGGTTCGGTTGCCACAGGGCACCGGCGGCGTCGCGCCAGGAATCCGCGAGGATCTCCACCGCCTGGCTGCGGCCGAAGCGCCTGGCGCGTTCCCAGTCGACGCGGCGCTGGGCGATGTCGACGCCGTTCTGCAACGTCTCGGCGATGACGATCAGCGGGCGAAAGCGCCGGCCCTGTCCCGGCGCATCGGCACCGATGGTCACATCGAAGGCACGGGCGCGGGTGTTGAAGTCCGGCTGCGCGGCGCGGTCGAACTGCGCCAGCGTCTCCACCGGCATGAAGACCGCCTCGTAGAGGCTGTAGCGCTTGTCGTAGGCGCGGGTGACGCTGGCCTCCTCGACATTGGCGCCCTCCTTGAATCCGCTGGCCATGCGGTCCGTGGCCAGGTGGGCGAGGATCAGCCGGCCATCCGGGCCCTCATAGGCGAGGAAGTCGGAATGGCGGGCGATGCGGTCGATGATGTCCCAGGCGGTCTCGGTGAGGATGACGTTGAACTGCGGCACCACCTCGCCCTCACCGGCGCGGGCATCGACCTCGATGCCGTAGATGGCGGCGAGCTGGGCGATGACCTGACGGGAGCGGGCGCTGAGGATCTGATTGGCGCTGCCGCGCAGATAGGCGGAGCAGTCGACCAGGTCCTGGCATTTGCCGCGGCCGGTGACGCGGATCTGCGTGCCGCCGCGCTTGCTGACGGTGATGGCGTAGCGGTCGACATATCCGGTGAGGACGAGGTCGTCGCCGATGCGGAGGACGCATTCCATGCCGGGCTCGACCGGCACGGCGGGCTTGCCGGGGTAACGGTCAGTGACGACCAGGTCGAAGTCGCTCGGCATGCGCTCAATGCCGACGCCGATGCGGATCTCTTGCCAGCCAGAGAGCAGCCGGCCGTCGACCAGCAGCGAGACTTCGCCGTCGTGGGGCGGCATGAAGAATCTCCAGATACCGAGAGCTCCCAGCCGGTTAGCGGCGGCTCAAATTCTTGTCTAAACCAACCCAGACTGGCTCTGAGTGGTTGAAATCAGCGGATGGCAGTCCCGACAGGCTGCTATGAATGAAACCCATCAGGTGCCGATTTGATTGACGACGAACTGACCATCGGCACCCTGTGTCCCGGCTTCTCCAGGTGGTCCTGCTGGACCAGTTGGACCCTGCGCTCCGGTTGGGCCGTTGCCGCGGCACCAACCATTGGGCTCTCCACCTCGGCCTCCTGGACCACCTGGCCCTCCGTCGCCGCCAGGACCGGCAGTGCCCGCGGGTCCTCCATTCAGAACCGGAGTGGGGCCGGGCCACTGCGCTCCGTGCGGCAATGCGACAGTTAGGGTCCCGCCGGCTCCTCCGTTCCCGCCTCTAGTCCCAGGTGAGCCTGCACCACCCGATCCGCCCCGCTCGCCGGTGCCTGGCCCAGCTCTGCAGTCAACGGCAGTGGAAACGCCCTGAGCACCTTGCGCTCCAGCGGACCCTTCTCCCCCTGTCGACCCTTTAACGCCGTTCAGTCCAGGTTCTCCGCGCAGGACGACTGGCAAGAGCCCACTGATCCGCTGGTAAACCTTGAGCGTGAGGCTGCCAGCGTTGCGTCCGTTTTGCTCAGTCCGTGTCGATGAACCGTCTGGAAAAGCGAATATCCGCCCGTTGGTCGAAATGAACTCGAGCGCCTCAATTTCTAAGGAGGAGGCGTTTAACTGGATGGTCGCATTATTCAGCCGGATGGCTCGGGCCCGGATACTAAAGTTTCCGGTTGGAGGCATCACAAGCGTGCCGTTTGAGATATACACCTGCGGAAGTTTGCTTAGAGCTGACATGATTGCGGTGCGATCACCGCCGGAGGAAGGATCAGCGATTTGCGGAACCCGGGACTGTAGTTCCTGCAAGGTCATCGAAGCTCCAGCGAGGTCAACGCGCACTTCCGCAGCGGTTCCTCGAAGTGGACTTACAGCGATCTCCGGAGCATCTAGCCACCGCGCCAACAACAAGGTGCCGCGCTCAGGGACGCCGAAGAACGCACAGGACACAAAAAGACTCATCACAGCGCTCAGCAGAGCCACCATGACCCAACTCAGGACCTTACCTGGCAGTGAGTTGTTGCGCGCCAGCGTTGCAAGGAGCAGAGAAACGAGGGTCAGTGCCAGCACCATTGGCAGCAGGGACCAAAAGCCCACACCCCAACTCAGGATGACACCGACCAGCGCGAATGCCAGAGAGCCACCCGCGAGGAGTCTTCCCTGAAGAGGCGCCTCGTCCCAAAGAAAGCGAATCAGGGCGAGTGGACTGGAACCGGCCGGCACTCTTCTAGTGGCTGGGTTCGGGCCCTCTGGCCCTTCTGCTGGAGCACCTGCATCTAATGCCATGGGATCCCCGCTGCCTTATCCAGCAGGACACTGGCAGCTTCAGTTCGAAAATCAAATATTTTCGGAAAGCCCCCCTTTTGCAAAGGGCGTTGTCGGTTCCTAATCGAGCTGGCCACAATTCTAAGCGGCGTCGCCAACTTCAGTGAGTTGTGCCGGGCGCTGGTGCCCGATAAGCAAGTCTTCGACCCGATGCTCATGCCCCTAGCACGCTGATTGTCCGCGCGATGAAGTTCGGATCCTCGGCATCCGCCTGGAGGCTGACCTCATCCGCACGGCCGATGTCCTCGTACAGCCGATACGCACGCACCAGGGCCGGCAGCGGTTCCGACACGGTCACCGTCCGCAGCCGCGCCAGATCGGCCGCCCGCCGCGTCAGATCCTCCGCCACGGCGGCGCGCAGATCGCGGAGCGCCAGCGCCGTCGCATCCTCTCCCGCATCGGCCGCCACCACCTCCTC